TGATAATCCGTATACGGATTATCATACGTCCTTGTTTTGGGAATATGAAAGGGCGTGGGTTGAGATGAACTTCAATGATTATGGCAGAGGCGTACTCGCCTTGTACACCAGTGAGTATGTCCGTGTGGGTCTTGGCCTCTTCGAGATGGCGGACAATACGCCCGTCACATTAAAGGCGATGTTGTTCAACCGATTCTGCAAATGGGACAGTGCTACGCCTTATGGTTGCGATGAATTCAAGAAGTACTATACAACAATTTATATGCATAAATGAGATAATGGCAGGTGTCGATAGTCGGTGCCTCCTTGTTCTCTCGTGTAATCTTAATAAAATAAAGAGGATATGAATGTAAAGGGTAAGACTATCTTTGATTTTTGCAAGGATGAAGAATTAAGAAAAAAAATCATTGGAGGTGACTATTCTAAGGATTACTATATGGGTTTCTCCGAAGTGTCTATTTACTCTCATCTGCTTGATTATGGCATCGCAATACATGATATGGATTTATGCAATGCAGCTTTGAAAGCGAGGGATGAGGCACAAGGACTTTTTGACCGCATAGCGGATGAGGCTGCGTCCAAGGGAATGCTCGTTGATTAAACAATCTGAATATACCTTACCGCCAAAAGTATATCATGGGCTTTTGGCGGTATTGTTTTGGCACCATCTTTCACCTTATATAATGTGATTATCGGCCATCCACTTTTCCAGCTTCTCCTCTTTGGTCATTACCTTATATCCCGTCGGTGTATATATTACACCCGTTTTCCCTTCGCGTATCTGTATAACCAAGGATTTTACAAGTCTCTCTTTTAAGGGTTTTCCACCCTTGCCTTTGATACCCCCTCGCATCAACCCCTCAACTAATCCGTCTATTTGACTGTTGTAGGGTTTGTCGTATAAGTGCGACCGAACTGCATCTAATACTTTCTGTTCATCAAGCCCCAACCTAGATACGACCCAGTCATAATTTGTAACCATGTCGTTATAATTCGTTGAACTTCGGTCCTTGATAAATTCGGGGTGCGGAACTTCCTTACATCCAAGAGTATTGTAGAACTCTGGTAACGTTTTTCTCGCAACAAACTCATTGGCAAGCTCCATGAATGACCTTTGTAATTTAGTCTTGCAAAATATTGCGTGCTGAAATTTTCCACCAGCCCATGTCGTCTTATTCCTATTGTGCGTGATTTCATGCCAAAGTGTTGCCAACGCGTCAGCTTCCGATATTGTAATATCCTGCGACCTTTCTTGCCCAATCTTAGAAAGAGCGGACATAACACCTTCTAATCTTATCTTTTGCAACTTTATCCTGCCGTCCAAGGTTGTAGAGCCATTATTCGCGCGGTCGGTTTCGACTGTCAAAACCAAATCACCATGCTCGAACCACTTTTCCGACAATCCAGCATTTATTTGTCTGAACGTTTCGTTTATTTCTTCATTTGTTGAGTATTGTTTTTTTACAGCAGGATGTATACCTGCATCTTTTACTACACCCTGACTTATTAGGCTGTCAATCTTCTGCCTTTCTTCTTGGATTTGTTTAATGTTGCCATTTTTAATAGCTTCTTGCAGGCGCGAAATGTCAATGTCGGCATTTTTTTTGGCGTCTTTTATCAACTTGACACCCAAAGATGTAATGGTACGCTTTCTTCTTGCAAGAACCAACGCTTCCTTGCGTACCGCCTCCCAATCTGCACGTTTATATGCACTCTTCAAAGCAGAATAATGACTATCGGGGTAATCCTTAAAATCCTTAATGTATGCTTCCGCAGCCCGTATAGACTTCGTGCGATAGCGCATCCTGCGTCTTATTGCGTCTGCCTGCTCTGGCGTGCGTGCCTCGTGTCGTTTCTTAGCGATTTCTATCGGGGTAAGGGATTTTGATTGCGGATTGATGATGTCGTCAACCTTGGCGGCATTATTCTTGATGAAATACGGCTCTTTCCCGCTCTTGCGCACCACGTGTATCTTCTCCTTGTTGTCGTTGACCCACGACTTGAAGTTGTCGGGACATTCGGTTATGCGCTTCCCCTTAGGGGTGTACGTTTCGCCCTTTAACTTGGCGCGGAAGACCTTGCGCTGCTCCTCCCAGTCGACCAAGATGGGTGTGCATACGCAAAAGCACTGCGGATGCCACCCGTCAAATACAAAGTCCTTGGGGTAATCGCCCTCCAAATCATCACAGATGTCCCTCTTGGGATGGTTGCGTGATAACTCGATGTGTTGCCCAAGCACGAACTCCATATTCTGCCATCGCTGATGGTCAGCCTGCCGATATGCCATGTTTGTTTCCGTGCGTGCAACGCGCATAGCATTCTTGGCGGAGGACTTGTATACGCCTGTTCCTGTCTTGTAGCTGTCACGGTCGTAATCAACCCATCGATACTTGCCCGTGGTCTCATCCTTGATGCGTTTTTTCCACTTCCTGTCGTACACAGGCACTTTCGTTATCTCGCCCGTGTCCTTGTCCACCACCTCTTTTTCTCCAGCCTTGTACCGAAATCTACGGAACATCAACTCGGGGTCATTGAGGTACTCTCGCACCTTTCGCGACATGGAACTAGCACTATCACCTTCACCAATGGCAACCGTCATGGCCACCTCCATTTCTTCGCGCAACTGCTTAACGGAGTTCCACACTCTATCGGACAACCCTAGCCCCTTGTCTGCACGATTGGTGAAAGCGTCACGTGCAGAAGTGTTCCTATCGACCCATGCCGAGAACTCGGGGCTAGACAACACTTTTTTGCCGAAAAGCGAAACGATGAACTTGTCGCACTCCACGTTGGCCTCCTCCCATTCAAGGTTGATGCCGTTACGGATAGCTGTTGTGACGGTTGATGCTAGACGACGAAGCAGCATCTCGACCTCTTTCTGCATCTTGTCATTTGTCCCGTCAAACGAGTACATTACGCCCTCTTCTAGTTTGGGCATGGACTTGTTGAGTGCGAGGATGTCATTCACCGTCTTGGCGAACAGCAATCTCACCCTCTCTGCGTACGCTTCCGTCCTTTGAATACGCAGCACCGCTGACTTCTTCTTGTCAGAAAGTTGTTGTTTTTTGTCCATAGGGATGTGTCAATATGGATTATTCGTCCTCTCCCTCTTCTCCTGCGTTAGCCGTGCCTGCACCACCGTCTTCACCGCCTCCAAAAATATTCTCCTGCATCTTCCTACGTTCCTCGGCCTCGGCTTGTATGCGCTCAATCTCGCGGTGCGTGTCCTTGATGAGCGGGTTGAGTTCGATGCCCGTCTCCGAAGAGAGGATGCCAGCGTCAACGGCGCGGATAACGTTATTGAGCGCATCTGCCACATCGTCTCCGAACGGCTCTTGGAACTCATGCCCGACTTTCAATGCTTCACACTCCGTATGCAATCGGACATCAAGCACGTTGCCAATGATGGCGGTAACGAGTGATGCCGTGCGGTCTAGCAGTTCATCGTGCGTCTCCTTGTGTTTAGCAGCCTTGATGTCGGCAAGCATCATGACCGTACGCAGCGCCTTGCCTGACAGTTGGGACACTTGTTTAAGGGTGTCGGTGGTGATGTTGGGTGTGAACGTCTTCTGCAATATTTGGTTTTGCAGCCACTCGATTTCGTCTTTCTTCGACTGTGGGGCGTTATCCCAAGTGAGGTACTTGGCCGCTTTGTCCACCCCGTCTTTTCCGTTGGTAATAATTAGCTTGGCCGCCTCTTTCTTCTCGGGTACGTTTTTCACGATGTCTGCCGCCATGATAGCCACAGGGTCGGCAAAGTAGTCGTTGGTGTCGGCCGTGCGCGACGCAATATGCTCTTCGCGGTGAATAAGTGTTTCCGCCCCTTTCCACTCCTTGTCCTGTTGAAAAAGAATGATTGGTATCTTACCGATTAGGTTTGGTTCTTTCAGCACATCCCAACCTAGCGACCGCTTGGCACAGCGGTATATGACATCCTTTGTGAAGATGTCGAAGTGATAGTTTACCTGCTCTTTCTCCTCTTTGACGTAATACCCCCATGCGATGGACAAGATATTTTCGTATTGGTCTCTGCGCACGAAGATTTCGTCCCCCTTAGACGCTGCCAACACGCGTATCTGCGCATCGGGATTGCCGTCATCACCCTTGAAAACGCGAAAGAGCATCGCGCTCTCGGTCTCCGCTCCTGCGATGCGCTTGCATTGCCTAATTTTGCTGTCAAAACGCAGCCTCTTCAACGTGTCTTGGAATGCCTTAAAGGCGTTGTCCGTACCCTCTGACAATTGCGTCCACTTGACGGGACGGCCATAGAGAAAGACGAGGGCAATCTCATTGATGAACGGCTGGTAGGGGATGGGCAGTTTCCATACCTTTTCAAGCCTTTTGAAATTGCCGTTCTTGTCGGTTACAATCTTATCCTCACGCTTCATAATCTGATGCGTGCTGACATCGTACTCCTGCACCGCCTCCACAATCGCGTCAAACCGATTGCTCATCTTGTCCTTGACCGCGGAAATGTCCTTGGCGGCAAGTAGCTGCTCGAACTCTTGGTTGCGTCCAATCAAGGCGTTCATGTAATTTCGAAATAAGTCAAACAATACCATGATATATCTATTTTTATCGTTATTATAATCCAAACATCCCCTTGTCTAAGGCGTTGTAGTCTATATCCTCGTCTTCATCGTACAGGTCATTGATTGCATACCCCAGAATGTCTACGAACTCGTCATGGGGCATCGACGGGAAACCGCACACTTGGTTCAAGAAGTCTTCATTCCACGACCCCTCTACAATATACACGCGCCCACACTCGATGCGAGGAGAAACAACACGGAACCGCACTTCCTTGTCATCTGTCGGGGTGGGGGTCTCCTTGACATTTAGTGTGGAAATCTCGCGCAGCATCTGCACCACGCTAATGCCGTTAGCCTTTGGCTCAATGTGCAATATGCTTTCTTTGTTACCCTCGTGTGCTGCGATGTAGTCGGGCAAAAAGCGCAATAGGTCGGGCATCTCTTTCCACACCTGCTGCGCGTCATAGAGGTATATGTTGTTGCGGATGCGGCACGCGGACAATATTCCGCTTGGGTCGTTGTCCTGCCCCTTTTTCTTTTTGTTGTACGCCGTGTCAAGGTAGAAGTGCATCGGTTCATTGAAGCGCATAGAGGTGAACTCCGCCATTGATATTCGCCTGAACCAATCACGCTTGACGATGTTACCACCCTCAATTGTCGGGTGCTGTTGGTATAGTGCCGAGAACTCACGCGGTGCACGCGCCTTTTGTTTCAAAAGCTTATTTAATGAGTGTCTGTTTTCCCACAAGGCCTCGCCTATATGTCGCGGTGAGCCGATGTCACCATCACCCTCTTGCTCGCAGATTGCAGGGATGGACAGCACCGTCCAGTCTTGCGGTTCGGCCTTTAAGATACGTCCTGCTAGGTCGTCTTCGTGCCAGCGCGTCATGATGAACAGCTGCTTGGAATTGTTGTGCAAACGCGTGGACAACACGGTATTGTACCAATCCCACACACGCTGCCGATAGGTCGTTGAGTTAGCCTCGTTGGCATCCTTGACGGGGTCATCGATAATAGCGATGTCCACTGGTGTTCCCGTGAGAGAACCGCCTACGCCCACCGCCTTGTAAAAGCCTCGGTGGTTCACGGTCTCGAAGATGTCGACATTACGAAGATAGCCTTTGATGTCGGTACGGATATTCGAGCCGTTTAGGTAGGTATTGGGGAATATTGCTTGGTATTCCTTGCTGTCTATCGTACGCTGTATGGAGCGCGAGAACTGCTCGGCAAGGTCGGCCGAATATGAGCTACCGACAATCTTCAAGTCAGGGTCTCTACCTAATGCCCATGCGGGGAAATTACGCGAGATTATCTCGGACTTGCCATGCTGAGGCGGAATGAACACCATGAGGTTCTTTATCTTCCCCTCCAAAAGCGACTGACAACCCTCCGCGACAACCTTGTGAAACCACTCCATCTCATACTTGGGGTTGGCGTAGCCGAGGAAACACGAGAACTTGTTTGGGGCTTCGAGTTTTAGTTTCGCCTGCCTCAATTCCAACATCCTGCGCCTTACCTCGCCACTCCCATTTCTCATTCTTCTTGCGTTTCTTCCTTGTCTTCTTCAACGTCAAACTTTCTCAATCGTTCCAGCTCCTTGTTGACCTCTTCAAGCGTCAATGGCTTGTCGTCCTCCTGTTTCTTGATGGCGACATCCGCGCGCTGTTTGTTTTGATAGTGGTCGGGGTCAATATTGGTAAGCAGGAATATAGCCGCTCCCACATTAGGCTGGTAGTGCTTCGTTGATTTCTTCAACTTCTTTATCGTCGGCTTTGTTGGGTCTTTCGGGTTAGGCACGTATTCCGTTTCCGTTTCCTCCCTTTCGTATCCTTTGGCCGTCATTGATAGTGAAGTAACGAGGTCATGTGTGAGGTTCTTCTTGAATACTTCCTTTGCCGCATTGATGGAATCCCGAAACTCTGGCTTTTGCATCCAACGGCGATAGGTAATATCTTCAATATGGAAAGCCGCACGGAAATCTTTAAGCCGTGCGCCCCCGTAGTCAATAAGTCCATGCTCCGAAACCCATTGCACGCACTCTTCAAGTATTATCTTGTTGTATTTTGCCATGTCCGTTCATTTTTATTCGTGAAATCAACTTTATTTACTTTTTCCACTTTCACGCTCTTTTTGTGCCTCATTCTTGATTTGATGGCGTTCAGACCGTAGAACATTCTTGCCCTTATACATTCCAGCTCCGATGGTATCTATTTCGCTGAACGGGATTTCTGGAGCGGTCAGGTACTGTCTATATTTCGGGTCTAAAAAATAAATATACCGAAGTTGATAGCCATCAACGTACTTTGCGCCCAGCTTCAGCCATTCGTTTCGAGTGCGATATTTAACGGGAATGCCTAGAAATTCACATTGTTTGCGAATAAGGGATGAATTAGGGTTGTTCTCAAACGTCAATGCGGCCATTCTGTCCCCCGAAGGAAACTCAATAATGGTTTTATTTTTGGTAATTCCTGTAAGAATGAAATTACTTGCACGATAAATAGTTCCATCGCCACACTGACATCCATCTGCAAAGGAAATAACCCACTTGATTTGCGGTGTCTGCTTGCGCATCATCCGTAAGGTCTTGCCAATACAATAACTTTCGCTATTGCGTGGCAGGTAATCATCAAATGCCATTCGGTTCAATTCGATAAAGCCGTTCCACTCCGTACCCTCGACCAGCCCCATTACCTTGCGTTTGTCCATTGACGGGCCATATTGGAGTACACCATGAAGTTTGCCGTCGAGAAATGCACCGAAGTGAAGTTGTGAATTTTGCACAACCTTTCCCGAATAATGGTGTCTTTTAACGAAGTCATTCGCTATCTTTGATGGAATGACCTTAATAACTATATCCTTGCACCTGCCCATTGTTTCACTATTGAATATAAGGCGTTGCCGTTCTTATTGGTGTTTCCAAACGTATCGGCATCGTCATATTGTGAGATTTTAAGTTGTTCTTTGATGAATGTGGCTTGCTCGCTTGATAATATGAAACTCACTGTTTCTACATTCCCTTTTCCACCATCAGGGAGTGAAAATTCATCAGTACAATCGTCAGGGCTTATGTTTTCATCATTGTTGAAAATTGGCAAGTCAACGCCCCAATCCGTGAGTTGGTTTTCGTCCCACTCGTTGGCAAGCATATCCCAGTCCCACTTGCCGAAGCCATTGTTGTCAATGATTGAATACGCCTTGATTTCCTCGATTGGCGTTTCCTTGGGAACAATCACGCAGGGTGCTTCGGTATAGCCCAGCTCTTGCATCACTTTGAGGCGCATGTTCCCACCAATGGCAATGTAGTGTCCGCTATCCAGCTGGTACACTAGAAGTCCACGTAAAGAGAGCATGTCGGGGTGCTCTTGGACACTCTTTTTCAGTAATGCCAACTTCTCTCGCGTGATGCTCCGTGGGTTGGATGGAAGTCCCTCCAATTGTCCCTCGTTGGGTTCGATTGCTGACAAGGGGAGCATCACTGCCATTACATCAGCTCGTGCCGTATTGTCTGACTGCTTTTTCATTTGTTTGCAATTAATCAATTCGTTAGACGCAAATATACGAAAAAGAGTACCCAATAGGTACTCTTTCTTTGCAAATTAACAAAATTCAACGCAAATAATCGTTGATTCCGTTGATAAAATCTTCAAGTGAGCGGCAGATGACGTACTTATATCCTGCCCATTCAAGTTGCCTCTGCATAATCTTCTGCGATGGCTGTTGCCTGCCTGTCTTTGTTTTCATTTCAACAAAGAGGGCGTGATGCCCTTTTGAGGGGAAGCAGAGTATCAAGTCGGGAAATCCTCGTCGTGTACCCATCCGCTTGAACTCCATCGCCTCAAATCGGGTGCGCTTGCCTCCGTTGGGTGAATGATGGAGTAGGAGGGCGAGTTTTGGATATTGCAGGCTGAACCAATTCACGCAAGCTATCTGTATGCGGTCTTCTTCGTGTCTCATAACGCGCCATGTTTAGTTTTTCGCTCTCCCTAATATCGGAATGGCGTAAAGTGAATAACTATGCCTTTAAACAGCTTACTTTCTTGCGGATTTTTCCCGAATATCCATTCCTTGAAATCCTCCACCGAAAGGCCGTCATTTTTCGCAAGCGTGTTTATTGGGACAAACGCGTTGCCGACTTTTGCCACGATGAAATTATTCTTGTGGTCGTATCGTATTATTATAGGCTGATAACCTATATTCTCCTTTGTGCGCAGGATTTCCACCTGTGGAGAGTTGTACGGCCTGCCCGACCATTGGCGTACCGACAACACATGGTCTCCTTTTTTTATTGCATCCAGTTTTTTTGCCCAAACGGCGAAATTGTCGCGGATTGTGTGTATTTTCCGCCCTACTGCAATGCTTTCCTTGAAACCCGTCTTTTCCCCTGCACGACTACTATTTAGTGGGAAGACGCGCGACATAAGTACGATTATTTTCTTATCCATACCTTTTACCTTTCTTTCATTACAATTCTCTCACCAACATGATGCTTGGTGTAGGTAATGCTGTCAACGCTAAACTCTATGACGGCGTACTTGTTCGCCACGTAGAACTTCCACTCTGACGGTACGAGTTTTGGTACGCGCCTAGGGTGTGGTACATAATGCACTCTTGGTACGAACGCAGCCTCTTCCACGACGTGCGCCTCTTCGTTACTCATGTGCGCCTTGACGTACTCCTTGCATACGATAATACCCTTGAAAGGTTTCGGCTCACAGCCGACTAGCACAGCCAAAAGGCCTATTGCTAAGATTGTTCTAATCATTTTCTTTGCCATAATTAAATAATTCGTTAACTTTGTACTGCAACTTGTGATTTAAACATTTGGAACTCTCCTTAGGGGCAGTGCTGTGTCACCGCCCCTATTTCATACTTCAATTTCTATTACATTATGGACGTCTTCTGCAAGCATCGGTGCAAGCATAAATCTTATCCCATCAGCCTGCAATTCGCATGCTTTTCCATAACCAACACCATACCCTCCGTGGTGTGTCATGGTAAGTGTTTCCAATCCTAGGAGTTCCATCGCTTGTGCGAGGATGTCAAGCCTATAACCCATGAAATAGGCCTCGCCAAGCTTTATCGGTGTACTAAAATCGACAACCATTTTCCCAGTCTTCTTCGGCTCACCCTCAACATATCCCGAGCCAAAGCATATAGGGCAATCAGCCGTGACTTCATGAGTTACACCATTATTATCAATGTATTCGCATTCTACCTCCCCACTGCCATCGCACTCCTCGCACTCAACGTCTTCTATTTCTTCCTCTTCAACCATCGGCAGCTTGGCGAGTGCGCCCTTAATGGCTTTAAGCGTGACTTTTACATTGCATGGAGTTCCGAAGTCAACATTTTTTGTTATTTTCCTCTTGTGGTGCTTTTCTGAAACGAGTTCAGCTTTTACCGCCACGGCCATACGCCTATTGGCAGCCCAAACTTCATTATGGACTATTTCAAGAAACGGTTCTTGATACTCACCAAAACAGGTATCATCATTGCAGAATAAATCAAATAGTTCCTGTTCGTTACTTATCTTCTTCATATTTTATTTGTTTAAAGTCATTTCAACATCATTCTCTTCCAAGTAATTTTCAAGGGCATCATCGCACCAATCTCCCTCACAAAGGCTATCGCAATCTCGTGCTATTCCCTCTTTGTTGTTCGTCCAAGGGCAATAACGACATAATTCCTCGCCCAAATCTTCTTTAAGTTTATCGTAATTCATATATTTATTTGCTTGGTAATTTAGGCATTTCCATCCACCATTTGACATCTAATGCCATGTCGCAGTCGTCATAGAAATAAGGTTCGTCTTCATCCTCTTTCCACGCATAGTATGCCATAATGAGGTCTCCGCCCTTTGCTGCAACAAGGAACGTCGGACATATCGCATTGCCCTTACATTCCTTTGGCAAGTCCCCGTCGTCGACTTTTTGCCAAGGGTTGGCAGGGTGGGCGTCCGCCCATTTCGCCCCTGCCTCGAATGCTGTTGATATGGTGAGGTGCATCTGTGGCAAGTTGGGGATATTGCATTGGCAATATTTCTTGGCTGCCATTTTTATTAACTCTTCTCGT